CTCGGCTATGGTGTTTCTGGTGAACCTTCTTTTAAATATTACTTGTGTCACCCTAAGAGTGCTCCAATATTCGATACCATGGAGTCCCTTATAGTTTACTACCATCGAAGCATTTATTCGAGCTATTCATCGGCCATAGGAAAAAGATATAACGGCACAAGCCGCAAAACATGTTTAACAAAAAACAAAGAAAGAATGAAAACATTCAATGAAATCAAATCCAAGGTTACTGCCCTGGTAAAGAAAGTTAAGGATTATTTCAAAGCTGCTACAGTTAAGAGCGTTTTGAAAGATGTATGTAAAGCTATCTGGAAGTTTTTCCACTGGCGCTTTGCCACTATTGTTCTGGGAGGCTTTGCTTCTTTCATCGTTTACTTCGACTCAAGTAAACTTATCGGTTTAGTTCTACTGGCGGCCTTCGCTTTGATGCTTATCAATGATTTGACAAGCTCCAAAACGACAACCACAGCTGCAACAGGAACGACTGTACAATAAAACAAAACACCATTAATATTAAAGAGGCTGATTCTTTAAAAGATTCAGCCTTTTTTCTTGACTTACGGCCATTAATCATTTAACTTGCATAGTCAACGAACTAAAAAAACACACTTTTTCTGATTGTAGAATTTAGCTATTATTGAAGCGAGACGGGGGCCTAATGGCCCCCGTTTTTATGTGTAATTGTTTGAAACTACTTATAAGAGACTATAAGTAAGTAGGAATTAAATACAATATTTGTGTAGAACCCTGCTGATCATGTTAATTTATGGCTTATAATCGTAAGAACAAACTCAGACTAATTATTGCCATTCAAAACATCACCCTTGAACACACCCGGAAGGGAGTATCTCAAGATTGGGTTTACAAGAATTTAATTCATCCCAGGTATCATGTTAGCGAACGGACATATTACAACTATCTAGCTACTCCGGCAAAGCAAGAGCTAAAGGCATTGGAAACGAAAAATGAGTCTATTCCTTCTCCAACTGGAAAGTGACGGTATTTTTCTTGATGGTTTTGCCCTGTTCTATTCCTGAATCGTCAGTAATCTGAACCTTATAACTTACCACATATTCTCTTATGCCGTCCTGTCGTGCATTTTTCATTATGCTTACCCTGGTTAGTGGGCCGTAATGATCAGATCCACTCCAGCCATGAAGGAGCCAGTTTACTTCAGATATTGAATCAATGATTGAAAGGGCTTTATCCTTTTGAGACAGTGATGCTGACTTACTCCCAGGAGAGAGGGTTACATCTGCTATTTTCACTGAGAGCGTGAGTATTCCAATTTGAAACCCTTCTGACTCATCCTCAAACTGACCCTGCACAATATCAACCAATGCACAAGGGTAAGAGACGGGAGGAGTTAATAGATCCAGCTGACCCCAGTCGGTGTCAATATGTTTCAAGCTGCTTGAGCTAGATAACCTGTTCTTTACATCAAGGAGTAATTGTTTCATTTCTTTTTGAATATTTTATCCATTGTATGATCAAGGTATGGCTTGATGTTCTTGTCAAGTTCTTTTTTTACAGCACTGTCAACCTTGACGTGGTGACCTACCATTTGCCTTTTAGGCATTATAAAAGAGATATTTATTTCTGACTTCTTTGTTAGTGCCAGTCCCTTGTATTTCTCATCCTCCGTGGTTTTATACATGTACCAGGCCCAGCGGCGCATTTTGTCAGTTACATGCATCTTTATATTAACCCTACCGCCCTCATTGTGTATTTTGGCGTATATGGCCGAGCTTGAAAAAACAATGGTTTGCCCTACAACATCAGAACGCCAGGATTTTCTTAGCATGCCATGTCTATTCATTAGAGATCCGATGCCAGGGTCATGCTTAACCTCCTGCCATATTTCATCAAAGAAGGCCTTTCGGATGAAGTTCTTATCATACTCATCCATGAGCTCTACTTTGAGGTGTCTAAGGGATTTCAGTATGACATCATTTTTAAAGTCCATTTTAAACCCCCTTTAATTATTCTCCGGATGACTCGGAATCGCTTTTAATTTTGTCCAGGACATCGTTAATTTGATCCTTCACTTTATAGTATGGATGATGCGGAGGGAAAATCGCCTCTTGTTTACCCGGGTTAAATCTGAAGATTTCATTTTTGCCCTCAGTAGCATCATTACCTTTTGCCATAGCATCAGCGCTATTGCTTCGGTCATATTTACCTTTAATTACCTGGATTGCTTCGCATCTGCAATTCCAACCATTAGGAGGCATATAATAGTTCCAGAAGTCATCTGATGGAGGCAAGGTAGTGCCATCAAGTACTGCATGCTCTTCTCTTACCTTATCGTCTCCTGCAGTTCTATACTGCAGATCAAATTCGTCTCCGTCCTCTTCAATTTGTACCCAACGAGATGCAGACTGAGATGAACCTACTGCAAAGTAATATTCTGCTTCGAGGTAACTTTTGTTATAGGTGTCATCAATTGCAGTAACTTCTTTATAGAAATCATTGAAGGATCTCACCTGATTCTTTTCCTTATCGAATAGAAGTGATGACGCCTCCTTGAGTTCAACATAACTCTTGCAGCCGGAAAATACAAAAATGTCATTCTCAAACTTCGCCCTCATGGCTGCCGGGATATCATAAGCCATGCCTTGTTTTATCGCCTCCTTGAAGATTAGATTTGTTTCTTGAATCAGATCTACATAAGGCTTTTCAGCCAGCATATCAGCGCCAAAGCTTCCTTTTTGATGCATCGATTGCATCGCTTTCTTAAAAGTATTTTCCGGTAACTTCATTCCTTTCTTTTTTGAACTGGAAAGGGTATCATACAAAGCCCCTAACCTGACATGCAATTTAGCAAAATCAGCGGGGCTTAATCGAAAAAACTTCCATCTCTCCTTGATAGTTTCTGAGAGTCATTTAACCCTGTTTTTGGCTTAACCGGGATGCCAAATTTGTCATTTATATATTCAGGTGGGATATCGAATCTTTCTGCAGCATCCATTGTCATTTTCCATAGCGCTGCGAGATCTTCCTGTTTCGGGTACCGGAATGTTAACCCTTCGGGAAGGAATCCAATACGATAAAGAGCCGGCAATAGAATGGAATTCCACCACTCAACCATTTGCTTCTTGTCACTTTCTACCAATTGATCAAGCAATCCGATGCTTATGGTTTCTTTGCTCTCATTACCGTTCTTTGTATCCTGACCGATAACAGCTCCAGAGAAGAGAAGTGATATCTCATTATTGCAAAGCCGGATGAGTGATTCGTAAACCTCGCCTTTGGTAGATACACCTTGGGCAAATTCGAACTCCTCAGTGTCATCAATAATCATCCATGCTGCAGATCCCATTTCACGCATCATACGTTCCATACGTCCAAGCATCTCCGGATCCTGAGTGTTAGTCTTACCGATCCGGGGTGGGATACCATATATCTCACAGAGCTCGGACCAGCAGCTTTGGGCAAAGCGTTTCATTAATACATGAGGAACTGTTTTGTTGAATAGTCCAAGATCCTTAGGCTTACCAAAATCAAGTATCCAGGACCCATATTCACGCATTTCACGATATGCGATTCCTTCAAGATCTCCTTCCCATTTAGTAATAAGACCCTGCTCAGGTATTATATGCTTTCGAGGAATAAGTCTATAATCAAGTTCGCCTCCAACTGTGGTGTACAACTCAATAACTGTGAAGCCCCAATAGTTTGTATCCAGTAGATCGTCAAGAAGTCGACTTAGCCACTTAGATTGGATTATAAGGTTTAATGAGTCTTCATCAACCTCACCATTGGCATCAATAAGCTCAAACTTTGAGCTTATTGCTCTCAATTTTCTGTTCTGAACCTGAGAAGTAAGTAATGAGTCCAGGATGATTTCTGAATAGATATTATAAAGTTTTACACGCTTCGGGTTATAAACATTTTCTGCAATCTTGATTGCAGTTCTCCAATCCGAGATACTTGTCCTGGTGCGTAAGACTGCCTGCTCAATTATCTGAGAATAGGTTTTCCCCTCCCTCTGTTTAACAGTTGGCTTATTTGTTGCTGGCCCACTTTGCAAATGCTTGATCTGCTTAGCCAGTTTGGTGTGCTTGTTTTTCATATCTTAATCAAAATAGTGGCTGAATTTCTCATTACTTCCGTTCCTGAATTTTGTGACGACCTCTTCCGTTGTGGAGTCTTTTCTGAGTGGAAAGGACGGCGCTATTTTTCCCTCGGCAACCTTTGTCAAGTACTCAATAGCCCTATCATACCTCTCTTTTATCTGTGAGTAAATCATGTCTACATTCGCCAAACGTATGAGGTACCAGGCTGAAACATTCTTACATAACTCCATGAGTAGTGCATTCCGGTTAGTACCGGTTGCAGAAAAGATTGTGTCTGTATCATAGTTCCCCCGGAGGTAACTCTTTATCTCTTCTACTGCAGAACTTATTGCCATTGCAGTAATATCTGTGTCTCCCTCGGTTATCTCTGTAATCTGGTATTCGAACATTACAGACTTAAGCTCTGCAGCTGTGATAAACATATCTTGTAGTTTTAATAATGACGTGATTCACTTCCACCAAAAGAATAGCCGGCGTTTGAGGTTCTTGACATTCTGGTAAGCATCCATATTGCTCCTTCAAGAGCGTCAGGAGCATCGTCGTGGGCGTGACTACCCTTTTCAAACATTAGCAACTGTTCAACCAGTTGGGACATTCCAGGGTGATCCTTTTCTTTGATATTGAAGATTACTTCTCCTCGTTCAAATATTGGCTGCAGTGCTTCTATTCTTGCAAACTTGTCAGGTTTTTTTCTGGCATCACCCCGGATCGGTAACTGCCATCCCTTCTTTTCACCTAGCTTCTTAAATTCAGCCAGTATTAAGTCCTGAATAAAATTGCTTTCCATGTAATAATAAACCGGCACTGCTTCATTGATTAGATCATGGATAGTATAATGCCAAGCGATCATATCAGATACACTTGTCTGATCAACATAAGCTTTAATTACATGAAATTCGCCTGTCTTTGTCTTACCAACCAGGAGAGTGGCCTTGAAGTCATTCGAAGGCCCATCCTTAAATGAGGGGTCTGTATAGCAAACCAGATATCTA